CTTGGCCGCGATCTGTTCAATCGTCAGGCCGCACTCGGCAGCAGGCACGATGACGGACACGCCGCCATCGTCGTTGGGGTAGATAATCCTTGAGTTCATGGTTGGCCTTTAGCGGTGGACGGAAACGCAAGCGATTGATGCGTCGGAATAACTACCATCAGGTCTGGCGCTTAAAATTTGAATGACTGTTGTGCTTATGGAGTTAATTCTTGACGCCCAAGCACCTGTTCCGCTGCTGCCGCTATCTGCGCCCAATCCGATAGTCACTGAAGCATTGGAATCAGGCAATGCTGTAGTAAGGTTTATTAAATAATTGCCCACACCGTTGTCGGTGATACTCGTCACATTACCAGACGCACGAATCGCTACAGTGCCGGTGCCGTTGAAGTTGACCCATGCACGGCAACCGTAGGCTGTGGCAACAGAGCCGTAGCCTGAGTTGAATTGCAGGTTGCCGCTGGAGTCGATGCGCATACGTTCGGTGCTTGACGATCCACCGTCAGTCGTGGTGGAAAACAGTAACGCACCGGGCATATCGTTAGCCCCGGGAGTGCCATCCACAATAGACTGTATTCTTGCAGTTTCAACAAATTCAGTTCCATCGGAGGCTTGAAAGCTAATTGATCCAGCAACATCACCGCTTTGCACAACGGTCGTGCTACCAACGGTCGTTCCCCTTGCGCGAGCAAGAATAAAGAATGGGCCAGCGGCTGCTGTATCTGTATCTCTAACTGCAAGAACAGCTGATGTGTCAGCCGTAGTGCCTTCAATTTGCAAGGACGCTGTGGTTGTTGAGTTGAATAAATTGGCGCGGGCAGAAGTAGAATTAACAAGCAATCTTCCGCTGCTATCAAACCGAGCAGACTCCACACCGCCCTCTGCAAACGCAATCGTGTCAGCAGCAGGGAAAAAGATGCCGGTGTTGGAATCCGTACCCCTGATGGCAGGAGTAGCAGCAGAGCCGTCTACATCAGACAGGCCCGTGTCACCATTAAGAATCAGTGTCATGGTTGCTCCTCAATACTTTCCTTCAGAAAACACGTTTACAAAAACCGTGCCGTCTTCCAATGCTTCAATCTCGTGCCACTCACTGCCGATCAAATTGACCGGCTGTGTGTCCTTGGTCATCACCAACTCTTTGCCTTCTTTGCGCACGATACACGATCCTGCGTGGCACATGGTCAGGTGAGAATAAATGTGCTCGTGACGCGGCAAGCCCTCGCCCTTGTCGGCGTGGTACACGTTCAGTACCGCACCGTCATAGGTCACGCTAAAGCGAGGGGCAAGCATGTTCACAGCGTTTGTGCTCCGGTGGTCGTTGGTTGATCCTCGGGCGGTGGGGGCGCTGGAACCCATGCGTCCCACACAGCAACACAATTGAAGGCCCACTGCGGCAGTGCAGTGATGGATTCATTGGGCGGCTTGGGCTGACCCGGCTGGGCGGGATCAAACTCAATTTCCCCGTAGGTGTCGTACCACTGCAAGGCATGGCAATTTGCGGGGATGCCGCAGCCAGACAAGTCCAATTCTGGTGCGGTCCACGCCTTCATTACCCCGTCTTTGTAAACGGCCTTGTCTTCAGGAATGATGGTCAATCTCATTGCTTGTTCTCCAAAACCATGTTTGCGTTTGCCGCCCGCAACAAAACCTGTTGGCTGACCTCGTTGGACTTCACCATCTCATTGCGGAATGATTCAACCGCTGCGCCGGTTTGACGCTGCTGCTGGCTGTTTTCTATCGTCAAGATCGGAAGCCATGCAATGGCGCATCCCCACTCGTTTACATCTTGCCCGGTGCTCGGGTTCGTGCCTTGGATTTGAATAAACCACGCACACTCAAGCTGCTTGCATGGTTTAAACCCATTCAAGGGGCAATTGGATTTGGTTTCGAGCTTCATGCATCAGTCCTTTGTTGCACGAATCACATCCACATATTTGACCGCAAAGCTGGGAAGCGTATGGGTGTGGGAGCCGCCGCCACCAGTTGCGCCAGTATTGATACTACCACCGCCACTACACGAGTAAGTTAAAGCATTACCACCGCCACCACCTCCTCCAGTAAAAGTATGCGTATGGCTCGGAATCTGCGTGGTTGTCAACGTAGTGGCTCCAGCGGACAACCCAGATGCAAACGCAGTGGTGAAGTCAACCGATCCGCCGGTTGAGGCAGCGCCTGTCACAACCCGAAGGGCAGAGTTGTTGTAGTTGGTCGTGTCCTTTGTCCATCCGGTCGGGGCAGAAGTCTGCCCGAAGAGCATGACCGTGCCAGACGGAAAAGAAGAAACATCCGACGTAAGAGCAATCGTGCCGGTGCTGTCAGGCAGCGTTATCGTCCGGTTATTGTTTGAGTTTGGCGACGTGATGGTGAACGTGCCGGTTCCGCTTCCGTCACCCGAAATTGCTACTTTGCTCATTTCTACTCCTTACAGAACCAGCCAACGCTGGCCCGAAGATACGGTCACCGTGATGCCGGAGTTTATGGTCATCGGCCCAATACTCATAGCGTTTTGACCGGTTGCTATTGTGTAGCTGGCAGACACCGTCGTGCTGTTGATTATCAGACCGTTTGTCGATACCGCAGCAGATGCCTGCAACTCGCCCGTCGATGGCTTGTAGAGCAGCTTGGCGTTGCTTGTGTACAGCGTCGAGGCAGATCCGCTCGTTGCATTTGCGAAAAGCGGGTACAGATTTGTTGAGGTCGAGGTGTCATTGCTCAAAGCCGCACCGCCGACAGAAGCCCATGCAGTGCCGTTGTAGCCCTCGAACTCGGTCGTCGTGGTGTTGAACCGCAGCATCCCGCTTACAGCACTGGGACGCTCTCCAGTCGTTCCCTTGCTGATGGTCAGAGCACCCGTCGATGTGAAGGACGAATCAGAAGATGCGGTAAATCCGGTCGTCGAAAGTACCGTGCCGCTCCATGTCAAATTTGCAGATGCGCCAAAAACGCCGCTGTTGTTGAACTGAAGCTGCGTGTTCGATCCTGCGACAACACCGGAGCCGCCCTTGCCGGCCAAGACCTGAACGACGCCTCCGTTGTCCTTGTAGAACAGCTTGCCGTCGGTGTAGTTGAGGGCAAGCTCAACGCCGTTTGCACTGGTCGTCAAGTTGCCAGCAGATGGCGCAGCAGAAGCGGTGCCGCTTCCGTAGATGAGAATTGGGGTGTATCCGGTCTGGGCCATTTTGCTTCCTCAGAATGAGCCGCCAGCAACGCCGCCAGTAATTTGGCCTGTGCTGGGGTTGCAGGTTATCGATGAGTTTACCAATTGGGGCAGATTTCCTGTAGTGGCAGAAGCGAACGTCAGGTAGTGCGCTGCATTGGTTGTGCTGGCCGTAATGGCGGTGTTTGTTGCATTCGTCGCGTTGGTTGCGTTGGTTGCAGAACCGACCGACAAAGTGCTTTGATCGACATACTGAGGAGCAGATGCTCCCGCGGTCAGCACCTGACCACTTGTTCCGAGGGTCAGCTTCGATAGCGTGGTCGTTGCGGACGCATAAACCAGATCACCGGCTGTGTAGGTGGTCAGGCCCGTGCCGCCATAAGCCGCGCCAATCGCCGTTGCGTTCCAGACGCCAGCAGCAAGTGTGCCCACCCCAGTAATGCCGGTGTAGGAGCCGCTGATCCGTGCGCTGTCAATCGTCCCAGTGGTAATCTGGTTCGCGTCAATTGCAATCGACGTGCTGGCCGCGGTGGTCAACTGACCCTGAGCATTGACCGTAAATGTCGCAACCGAGGCCGCGCCACCATACGACGCAGCGGTCACCCCGGTGTTGGTGATGCTGAACTGCGATCCGGCAAGCGTCAGGCCCGTGCCTGCGGTGTACGTCCCCGCACCGGAGAACTGCTGCCAGATGATCGGGTCTGTGCCGATGGTGGTAACCTCATCGATCTGAACCCAGCCGGTATCGGCATACAGCGTGCCGTTTGAGACAAACGTAAAGTCACCACCAGCGATCTCAACCGCGGTGTCAAAGTCCGTCGCCCTGGTCAGAACCGTACCACCGGTCGCCCAGGTGTAGATGCCGTTGTTTGCCTGGGTCGCCTCGTTCTTGACAAGCACACGGTCGCCGTTTTGCAGCGTGTACCCGTCCAAAATCGTCAGGGCCACCGACAGGGTCAGGGTCGCTCCGACACCAGCGGTGCCGTTGTTGTAGGTCACCGTCCCGCCGGTCAGCGAGGCCAGGGTATTGGGTGTGGCCGCAGCGCACGAGGCATGCACATGCAGACCTTCTGCAACGGCGTCAACATACTGCTTGGTGGCCAGTTGCAGTGCCGATGTGGGGTCTTGCGTCACCGCCACCGATGTCAGCCCACCAAGAGTCAGACTGCTGCTGCCCAGAGAAATGGCGGTCGTCCCGATGGTCACCGACGAGTTGTCGAGTGCCGCGTTCGGGATGTTGCTCAGGGTGTTGGCCGAACCGCTGATTGCCTTATTCGTCAGCGTCTGCGAGCCCGTCAGGGTGGCCACAGTGCTGTCGATACTGAGGGTCTTGGCAGCAGAGCCGTCAAACGTGGTGCCGGAGTTGAACTGCAAGCCCGTGCCTGCGGTCAAAGCAGCCGTAGTGGCGGCTGTGATCGTTCCAGATGCTCCAAGGGCCACGGTGACCCCGTTGAAGGTCACGCTCGAATTGGTCAGGCTGGCATTGCCGATGCTCGAAAACGTGTTGAGCGACCCCGACATCGTCTTGTTTGTCAGGGTCTCTGCGCCGGCCAGCGTTGCCAGGGTGCCCGTTGTGGGCAGTGTGACGTTGGTCGAACCGGTGGCCGTCAGGGTTACGGCGTAACTGCCGGAGGTCGAAAACGCGCCTGCTGTGCTGACGTTGCCACCCAAGGTCGTGGTGTACGAGCCATTGTTGATGCCAGTACCGCCGCTTGCCGGGTTCAAAATACCAGCCAGCACCACCGCACCAGAAGTGGTGGACGCCGGGGTAAAGCCGGTAGAGCCGGCGCTAAAGCTCGTGACGCCACCAGCCAGAGAAAACTGCCGCCAAGATCCGGAGGCATATCCGTCAAAGGTTTGGGTATCCGTATTGAAACGGAACTGCCCATCCGCACCGACAGGCTGCTGCGCGGTATTGCCAAGGGGAACGGTGATGGCGGCATTGCCCGGAAACACCGCGTCGCTGGCCAGAGAGATAGTCGGATTTCCGCCAGAGCCGTTGCCGTTGGCCACGTCGATCTGGTTTGCGGTCCCTGCAATCAGAACCCCGCCGGCTGTCGTTCCGCTTTGGATTGCCAGCAGGCCGGTGCCGCCAACCTGGGCGATGTTGGAGATCAGCCCGTCCAAGGAGATGGTCGGGTTGCCCGAAACACCAGATCCGTTGGAGATGGCCAGACCGGTGCCAGAAACCGCCACAGAACGGGCAGAAACGGCCCCAGCGCCGGTTTTGACAATGACCCCTGTACCAGCACTCTCCAGAGCGCCAGAAGTGCCATTGAGCGTGACCTGAAGCGTTGAGAGCGCACCGCCGTCGACCAACCCGATACCAGTACCGCCGGCAAGCGCACGGCTGTTGACCAGGGTCGGCTCTTGATTGAGCGTCAGGAACGTCTGAGTTTGAACCGGAGATCCAGCCAGGGCAGATGCGGTCGTGCGCACGGTCTGCCCATTCTGGACGACTGGAACAAGCTCGCTTCCCTGGATCGGACCAGCCGCAGGCAGTTGAGTGATCGTTACATTGGCCATGCTCTATACCTCAATGCCGTCGAGATTGCCATTATTTTCTGGCGTTTGCGTGTTCTGCTCGGTAGAAATCACATACTGATTATTGCCCGTTGTGATCAAGTCGTTGGGGTCAAGCGCAACCGAAACGTCAGGCCTTGGAAACCGAATCGTTATCCTTTCGGTTTTGCGAGCAGGCAGGCGATAGGGGTCGAAGTTGTCGGCGCACCCTTGATCGCACACTTGCAGGCCTGGGAAATTGGGATCGCTGCGCATTACCGCATGCGGACGCTTCATCTTGCAGCGGTCGCATACCGCGATTGCGATGTCCGAGTAGCCGAGGGTGTCGAGGAAGATCGGCATGGATCACCTCGTATACACGCTGATATTTGGTGCAAAGTAGATCGGCGACTTGTCGCGCTCTTCGGCTTCGGCCAGTCCCAAATACTTGTCGGCCTGCCCCTCAAGGTACTGGATGCGGGCGGTGTCCACCCCAGGCAACTCCAGGCTCATGCGGTGGGCCAGCATAAAGATGACGGCCTCAAACCACCGCTGCGGCACTTCAAGCTCGCCGTAGAGGTCGCCAACGTCCATGATCTGGCGCGAATACCAGACCGTCATCTGCACGAAGGGGTCAGACGGCACCGGCCAGAGATAAATCTCCGACTGCGGGATCGTCCGGTTGAACCAATACTGGAACGGCTGGTTGGCCGTGAAATTCTTGTTGGGCAGGTTCGTGTAGTCGTCCCGGTTCAGGCGAGCCATCGTGATTTCGGTCGAGTTGTTGCCGAAATAAAGCTCGCGCAGGGACAGCGTATTGCCGCCGGTCTCGCGGATCCGGTAGTACTGCACCGTCTGACCGGCCTCAATGTCGTACCAAAGCCATTCATTGTTGACCCAGGCGGTCACCCCAGGCGCAAGCAGGGTGCTCCAAGTAATTCCGTCAGCCGAATACTCAAAGACGACGTTGAAATTGCCCGAAACCCCAGGCAAAACGCCGATGGAGCCCACATAAACCGGGTTGTCGGTGCCGTAGTTGACCGAAATGTTGCCGTTTGCGGATGTCTGGGTACAAATCGTGTCGATGTTGCTGTCGAATGCGTTGGCCACGTTGCCGCCGGCACTCGTCGCATAGGAGCCGGAGGGCCGATTCATGCGGCGATACAGGGCCTGGAGCACATCATTGCCGCCCAGGGGCAGCTTGTAGACGTATTTGTCCGCCTGGACCCCGTAGACCTTCTTGTCGATGGCCCAGTACTGGATTCCGATGTTGATCAGGTTCGACAGCAGAAAATACAGCGACTCCCTGGCGCTCAAAAGCTGCTCAGAGGTCAACTCCTCGGCCAATTTCCCGCAGCGACGCGCCCCGTGATCAATCAGGGTCTGGACTTGGATGACAGTCGTGCCAACGGTTCCCGAGTAGGCCATGCTTTACCTCACCATCCGGGGCAATTCCAACGCTTCATGGAGGCGCGGGAGCGGCTGCCCTTCTCACTCTTCTCTGCTATGGCACCCATTCTCGCGCAAAAAGAGTCTCTGCGGGAGCCTCCTTGAGGCTGCGGAGCCTTCAAATTTGCACCCGTCTCGCGGTTGTACTTCTCGCGGCCTTTTGCCGTCAGCCCAGCACCACGCTCTACAGGCATCTTCTCGCCTCGGCCCACAGCAAGGGATACCCCGCCCTCTTTCATGCGCTCTGGCAGGCTGCTATAGGCCTTCTTGCCCTTGTTGGCCTGGGTGTACTCAGCAGCAACGCTCTGCTTGATGCCCACCTTCTTGGCGAACTTGGGATTGTTCTCCGCGGCCTTCATCAGGCGGAACTGGGCTTGAGACTTTGCAGGCATCACGGCCCCTCTTTGACAAGCAAGAGAATGAACATTGAAGAGACGGAGTTGTTGCTCGAAGCCCCAATAGCCGTTGCCTCAACCGTGGTCTTCGCTGGAATGGCCAGCGGGTACTCAAAAACGTAGTTGGCCACGCCATTGTTGATGGTCGTGATTGCGGCAGTGCGACGCACGTTGTCCACGCCCCTGGTCAAAAGACGACCCTGAACAGGGTTGGATCCACCAGCCTGACCCGTCGAGAAAAGGCCCTGCGAAACATAAGCCGTGTACCCGGCAGGCACCGTATAGCTGCCCGTCGTCGTGTTGTTGTAGTCAAACTTGATGATGTCGTAGGTCGTTGCAGGAACGCCTGCGGTCACGGTGCCCGTGCCGATGTAGATGTCGCCAGCGGCGCTATTTCCCGACCCCACGGTGCCAACGTAGACGTAGTTCACGCGCAGCAAAGACGCCGTCATCGTGACTGCGGTCTGACCGTTGAGGGTGACGGTCTCTGTGACCTCGTTGTAGTTTGCGTCCACACCCTGCACAACAACCGTGCGAGCGCCAGTTCCTGCTGCCGTATCGTTTGCGCTCGTCGAACTTACGGTCATCTGCAAGGCAGCCGCGGGGAAAGTGATCAGACTGGGCAGCGGCCATACGCTGACTTGAGTCGTATCTACGTCTGGGTTGAAACCAAAAACGGTGACGTTGCGGTGACCCTGGATCTGGCCGCGAGAGACCTGAAGCTCAAAGGGCTCGAATGTGCCCTGCCTCGTGATGGAGGAGATGGTCGTGGCCATCAGGCGATCCCCGCCTGAACGACCTTCAGCGTGACGGTACCGGTGCCAGAATTGACCAGAACCTTCAAGCCAGTAATCGGGAAGTTGATTGAGCCGTCCTCGTTGCCAGTCTTGCTGGTGATCGTGGCATCATCGAACCATGTCGTGAAGCCAACGCCAGGATCATCGTAGCTGTATTGGACGGAATAGTTGACCGTGCCGGTCACGATGACCGCAAAGCCAATATTTACCGGGGTCACGTTGGTGTTGATGACCACCGCATCAGTAGAACCTGTGCCGGTGCGGGCTACGGTTTGGACTTTCATTTGTTTCCCCAATCAAAAGCGGGGGCCGAAGCCCCCACCTTGTTTCAGCACGTCGCCAAACCACCGCGCTTCTTGGCGGGCTCCACCGTGACAGATTTCTCTGTCTTGGTGACGCTGCCGGCAGGCTTTGCCGTCGCCCCTTGCAGAGCTTTACGCTCCGCTTCGGTGACGCTGCCTTGACCGAACAGACTTTTCGCCCCCTCGAACATCCGACGGGGAATAGACCGAATGGCCTTGGCCATGTCCATCTCTTCCTTGGTCGGACCAATCGCGGCGTCGTAAGCACCCTTGGACAAGTCAACCTTGCCGCCTTCGTTCATCTTCTTGCCGTACTTGCTGTAGACCTCGTTGGAGTACGCCTTGGCCTGTTTCATGGCCGTAGCGTTCTCGCTTTTGAAGTTTTTCTGCAAGCGGCCTTCAGCAGCAGTGACACTGCCGCCTTTCTTGAAGGTGCCAGAAAGCTGGTTGATGCTCACGGGAGTGCTCGGCTTTTTACGGCCCTGCGGCATAGCGACGGGGGCACCGCTATCAACAACTCCCCCCGCCGCGTAGCCCTTTTTTGCGGCACCACCTTTACGATAGCCGCCGCCGTTGGACTTCGCAACGCCACCAGTAGCGTAGCCACCGCCGTTGCCCAGCTTCACGTCACCGGTTTTGGCCGGGGAGTGATCAGGCTTTGCAGTGTGCATCAGGGTGTCGCGGTACTTGCCGCCCTGGCCTTCGGTGTTGATGATGCCGCTCTTGGGAACGCCACCCTCAGCCATCTTGACCATGCCGCCCTTTTTGTAGCCGCCTTGACCCATGACCACGCCGCCGGTCTTCAGACCCTTGTGGGCCTTCGACGCAGGCTTGTCCTTGTGGGACTGCATCTCAGACTTCAGGCCCTTGATGGCCTTCATCTCGGCTTGGTGCATGGACTTGGACTCGCCGCCTTCCTTCATCATGCGACCGGCCATACCAACCGGAGCCGCGGGAGCGGCACCAGCGGGCATAGCCATCATCGCACGACGACGAGCGGCCATAGAGGGCTTCATTGGGGCGCGGGCAGGCATCATTCCGCCACGAGCAGGCATCGCAGGAGTTGCACCGGGCATGCCGCCCATCTGCATCTTCTTCTCAACCTTGCCGCCATTTTTGAGTTTTAGCTCAACAGAAGGCTCAGTGGTCATCATTTTGACCATTGGTTTGAACTCAGCCATGGCCTAGCTCCTTAGGACGGGTTAACAGCAATACCACCAGCCGAAGCAGACGGAGCGGACATGTCCACATAAATCTGACCCAATG